TGCAATAAAATACCCCCTACCCACTGATAACCATTAGAGGCGGCATTATGACCCGTCAATTGAGACAAGGCGCCGGCACCAGTTAAAGAATAGAGTTGAGTATTTCCACCAGAAGGTACGGCTGGCGTTGTAGTTCCATTCACAATTAGAGTGCCGGGAACACCGGAAAAGACTTGATTATAGCCGCTAACTGTAGCAACGCTCGTTTGAGGAACTTGATGAATAATGGTATGATATCCAGGAGGCTGAGATCCCGGCTGACCATTATTATTAACATGATCAACAGCAATAGTTTGAAATGTCCCGTCAAGGTTATTTCGTATTGTAGATTTTGTCTGCCCTAAAGACGACCCATCAGGAGGGTATCCAGGTACATATGTTGGTATAGCCATATTTGCATTTTCTCCCTTAACTCACGCATACTGTAGGTATGGGTTGACAATCCTGCGGTCTGCGTAATTTTTTCTTCGCCTTTTCGCTTAATTTAGCTTTTGCAGGCGATGCAGGTTTTTTTAATATCTTCTCTTTTCCTTTGATGACTGCCATATATAAATTTACCCTGTAGTATGTCGCCCTACAAATGGCCCTCCCCCCATGGGGATAGGTTTGTTAGGCAATGATTTAACTTTTTTCTTCTTATTCAAAGAAGGCACCTTCTGCGCATTACTTTTCTGTTTCTGTACTTTTTTTTTCATATCGATCCAAAGTTTGTTAAGCCAGCACCAGAGCCATAATTTTCTGTAAGCTGATCTGTGTAAATTGTTTTAATTCTCTCTTGCCCGATTTGCGCATACGTCCTTGTCTCGATTATGTCGTACCTCTCTCTCAGCATTTTATCGATGAACATGACACCATCAGAATCAAGCCTCTCTTCAAAGATCTTTTTAGCAGCCCCAACAGACAGGATTTCCCACCATTCAGAGAGCTCTGGATTGCCGGTCATATCGGAAGCTATAAGCGCTTGTATAGGTTGACGATAACACTCTAATTCTACGGTATAACCGGCATCTGGAACGGGGCAAAGAGTAAATTGATTTTGATAGAACATGATTGCAAGCGGTATGGAGAATTGCTTAGGATTATATTGGATTTGTATCGGGGTTCCTTCAGGAATAGGCTCGTCAAATGTTAGCCCTGTAATTTCTCCCGTCATATAATTAATGGTTGCATTCCCCGGTTGTGTAGGAGTTGCAGAGGCATACTGCCTATAGTAAGTCCACCCGTATTCCTGGTTTCCACTATTGCTTGTTTGGAAGATTTGAATTAGATTGCCTTGCCCATCATCGGTTACGTTTTGGGTTAAACCAATACCATTAGCTCCAATGACATTGGCAGTAATAAGAATATTTTGAACTCTGCTTTGAGGAAAGAAAAGATTACGATTATTGAGCGGCCCAGGATCATTATTTACAGACGCAATCATTGGTGAGGCCGTGGTGAAACCATTATAAGGTGAGGAGTACCAAGAGCCTCCTGAAGTATATGAACCGAATGTAGTGCTGTTTACGTTCAAATAGAACGAATTGGCATCTATGACGGTTATAACGTAGCTATTTCCGTTCACTTCGATCATGCCTCCGACACCATTTACAATTATGGTGATTCCAGAGACGAGACCATGATTTGCGGAAGTGACAATGGCATTTGTCGCATTCGTAATATTCGAAATTAGTTCTGTTTGAGATCCCGTAGTGCCATCACCTACAGCGAAGGTAGTAAATTGTTGCCAATTATAGTTAGCTGCATAAAATTCCCAAGGATTGTTGAAGAGCTTAATTTCCCTCTTTGCACAATAGCAGGGTTGACTAACGGTTATATAGAGTTCGCTATTGAAAGGGTAAACATCCTGACCGATATTTGTGGTAAAGGTGTACTTGTCTCTTAGCTTTAAGGATCTAAATTTAGCAGGTAAATCATAGGCGTAAAAACTGTGCATTTGCTGCACAATATAAGAGTCCGTTACCTGAAACGCGTTACTAGAACCCGTCAATTTTCTTGTCTTTGTAACCGCATTTGCTAGCGTGGGAAACAAAGGGTATGTTGGTACAAATGTGCTCATAACACCGGCCTGTTATCAAATGCATCTTCTAATGTTACCGTCGTTGTCCCTTGAATAATTCCAGAACCAGCTGGAACTGCAACACAAGGAATCTGCGGGTCTTGTACATATATAAATGTATAAAAATCGCTCGTGTCTATATCTATTGTTGCTGTATTTCCACTAAGTGAAATTATCTGAGCCTTTTGATTATTAAGCTGAACCATGCCATTGGGCGGAGGAATTCTAAAACTGATCCACTCCGCCACAGTAAAATTTGTTGTGTCATTCAAAAAAGTAACGATAGCAGGAAACGATTGAGTAATATTCGTTATGTACTGCAAATTCGGAATAAAATCAGCCCCAAAGGGAGGCCCATAATTTGAATTATATGGGGCACTCATAGCACACTAGATGGGGTAAAACGAACTCTCGATACGCTTTCAAAACTACGGGGTACCTTCTTTCCACTCTCAGCTATTTCCATGGAATAACGTCTTATTTTCCTCTTCGTGTTATTCAAATGTTTTATGATTCCCATGGGCAAATCGCACGTCTCTCCATGAATTAATTTGATCATTTGAATAGGCTCGCCGGGATATTTTCGATAAGAAAACTCAAACCAGCCACCCTGTGCATCAATGAACTCAAACTGTCCCGTGACAATCTTGTCATCTTCTTTGCGCATCTTTTTAACCAACTCATCTCTCTCAGCTTGAGGTAATGAATTCTTTGGTTTCTTATTTAATTCTCTGACTTCCATAGTTGATAAATCCTTTCTTAAGTTAAAAAGGAGAGGGAATAACCCCTCCCCTAAACGTTTGATTACGCATTAGTGATTCCGTTTACGAAATCAGCTTTAAACGCAAACACTTGCATGTTAGCGCTCGCTACCCCTACAGCAGACAAGCCTATGTTCATGATGTATTGCGACTTATTGTCGAATGCATCAACTAGGTTTGTTCCTGGAGGCGATGCAGGTATCGTCGCACTTCCGTTAAGAGGTACAACGCCTGAACCGGCAGGCATACACACTGCTGGAGAAGCTCCACCGGCAAAAAGAGCCGATGTTGGGAATTGGAATGCAGTAAATCCTGTTGTGTCGACATCTATGGTGATAGAAGAGACAGTCGCAGAATTAGTTACACTCAAAATTCGAGCTGCACCGGCTGGGTTGTTTGTAAAGGGTCCACTTCCCGCTTTACCTGTCAGATTGCTCAATTGAGTCATTCCGTAAGGTGTTGGGATTTGGAAATCTACAAGCTCACCTGGTGAGTATGGATTTTGTCTGAAGAAGTACACGACTGCTTGAGATGCTTGCGTAATGTAAGCAACTGGCAGCGTGTTAGGTAGAAACTGACTTGGATAAACCTTTTGGATAAAACCAGTAGTTCCGTTTGCTACAACTAATCCAGCACTAGCAGCAGATGCTCCGAAGCCAAGCGTAATGCTTGAACCAGCGGAAACAGCTGTTACTTGATAAAGGTTAGGACCGCTAATTTGTAGAGCTCCTGTCACGGCAATAAGACGGACAAAATCACCTACACTAATACCGGTTGTGTTAGCTGTAGAAACAACAAATGTTGTTCCATTGATTGCACTCATGGACACTTTCGTGAAAACGGGTGGATGAGCTTGATCAATGAAAGTAAAACCACCAGAGGTACCCTGAGAAGGATATGTAGTGATTGCACTTGTTGTGTTACTCGTCTGACCGAGAGCCAGATAAGAACCCTGCGCCATCGAGCTAAACCATTCGGCATAGATCGGATTAGCAGCAGTTGACTGAGCACCCCAATTTGTCAAATCCTTGACGAAAACCCAATCGGGCTTTGCAGTCATGGGTATGTTTTGAGCAACTGGTGTAGCTGCGTTTGTATAGGTCCAAGAACCTATGAATGAATATGGTAACATATAAGGCCTCCTTAAATACCTGTTGAACGTAAGTTTTGAATCCACAGGTCGTTAGTGATGCACTGACCTTGATAAAACGAACAACCAGCTGTATGCCTTAACATACAAGGGTCGTTGTTGTACCCCGGAGGCAGATAGATAAAGCGAGCTTTACCGCCTGCTTGCCACACGACTTTATAGGCCTCTTTAGCAGCTACAAAACAGTTAGCTATGTCATTACCAAGCATAGAAGCATTTGGTGTGACAGATCCCTGTTCAGAGGCAAAGAAACGAACGTTGTTTGCTCCACCAATTTCCACACTTAAAGTTTGTGAAATGTTGGGGTATTGGAATTTCTTGATAAAACCAGTCATGTTGTACAACACTGGGATCATGCGAGTAGTCAACATACAACCGTATGCATCGCCTATAGGACTTGTCCCAAAGCGCAAATCAGCTTCTACGATGTTTGTGATGTACTCTCCACTGTTGTTTTGAAGGACTGTGAACACGTCATCCACGTCAGAGATGGTCATCTCAGTCGGGATATCTCCGTTAGACCCGCCAACACAGTTGATTATGCTAGCAGAGCTCTCAAGATTGTCTCTCTGTAAGGCATCCTGCGTTTCACGAAGTGACTGGCCCAATCTGGCCGCGGCGCTGTTAAGCACAGGGTCCTCATTCGTAATTGTAACCTGCCTGGTCAAAACTATATACGTTGCGTAGACTCGTACGCGGCAATCCACATCGACTCTATTGAGTTGTTGTGGTGGTGGGTTGTTTTGGCCGTCGTCAAGAGGCACTTCAAATAGATCTAGTCTGTCATAACGAGACTGTCTATCGATGAAACCTTGGTTATCAGGCAACTCAACAGGAGTAGCAAATAACTGGTGAATCAAATTGTGCTCTGGAGTCGACAGCAATTTTGCGTTATACCGCTGTTGTATTTGCGGTGGTAACGAAGCAATTGATACTGTCATATTTTTTTTCCCTTTGACCTATTAGGTCATTTCGGGAACCGAGCTAGCCATCTGAGCATATCCATGCATCTCACGATATAAGTCTTTCTTCATCGCGTCAGTCAGTTTGAAAGCCTGGGCAATAGGACGCTTATCAAAAGCCATAGGAGACGTTACCGCCTTCTCTGACTTAGCAATAGCCTTGTCTACTTCCTTCTCTCTCCTGGTCTCTGTCGCGACTTTTGAAAGCCCCATAGCTTTAATGTATTTATAGCTCTGGACTCCGATTTTATACGGGTCTTTTAGATCCGCAATCGTCGACGCTAATTCAGGTTCCTTTTCTTCCAAAATTGATAAAGTTTCCGGATTGACGACCTCGGAGAAATCTGAATATTGACGATTTAAGCGATCCATGAATTGATCTTGATCTCGTTGTTTAAGAGCTTTCGCTACCTCATTCTTAACAAGATCTTCGGCGTTTTTGAGCACTTTCTGAGAGTTCTTCTCAGCTAGCTTCTTCACCTTACTAAAAGGAATAAACTCTTCATCACCGATTTTATCAAACTCATCAACCTCTTGACGAATCGGTTGCTGATTAGCAAGCATCTGTGCCTGCATCATCTGCATCTGATTGTCTCGCAATTGTTTCAACTCTCTTTCGAGTTCGGCATTCTTGAGACGCATAGCCTTCAAATGCTGGTTTGTAACCGGCTCTTGATTCTGCTGTGCATCTTTTACTTCATGAACATTGACTTGGTTTTCAACCGCAGGTGCTACCTCTGGAATTTCGCTGTTTAGGTTTTCAACATTATTCTCAGTCATGAATTTCCCTCTTTGTTCGGTGGTTGGCTACTCCCACACATATGTTTACGCCGTAACGGAAGGCTACTCCGCCAGTTCTACGCCTTGGTTTGACTTTCTATAATAAAAATAATATAAGTCAAACAAAAGTGAGGCTTCATGTTATGCGATAATTGCAAAGTTGATCGATTAATTACGGATTTTATAAATTCCAAAAATATTTGTTACAAATGTATGTATCGGATAAAGCTGCAAAACATGACGGAAAAGCGAACGCTAAAAACATGCTTCTGCCGTACCTGCGGAGATGAAATTATCCAAGATCACAACGCCAAAAAACGTCAAAGAACCGTCTTTTGTTCAAGCCTATGTGCTGAAAATGGGCACAAAAAACAACTAAATGAGCACTGGACTAGAAAAATTCAATGCGACAACTACAGCGAACAGCAGAAGAAAAATAAAAAACCAAGAAAGAGAGGAATGAAATGGACTTCAAATCAAACATCGACCCGACTAGAAATACCGTCGGATCTATCTACAGAGACGCTCAAATCAATGGAGAGCGCGGCGTAGTAATTGGAGATGTCAATCACGAAATCAAGAAAGATTTGGTAAAAGACATTAATGAAGCTATAGAAGAAGGGTCAAGACACCCCGACTTTAAAGAAAAACCCTTCTACTTAGCCATATATGAAAAATATGACCTCATGCTTAAGAAGGGTCTTGTAAGAATAAGAAAGATTACTAAATATCGCCCTTACCCTGAACAAGATACCATGGTTTTCCATGTATATCCAGGAGGGGAGGTTTATTTTTGTTGGGAGTTACCCCACAGATCGCAAATGATGAACGTCCTTATGAGCCCACAATTATATGATCCTGAATATGTTCAAATGCTTAAAAGATGGGAAAATATACAACTAGAATACTTTGGGTTTAAAAAAGATGGTGAAGGCAATTGGGTTGAAAATGAAATGTACCGAGGGGATCATTTATTAGGCTCGCCAGAAAAAGAGAAGGTGCCAGTTAACTTAATTCTCATTTAACCAAGAGCCCCAACGCTTTAGGTATACCATAACTTCATAGGCTCTATCTAGACCTAGAGAAGCGCACAGGTCGGCATCTTTTAATACGGCCTCATGCTCCTCTCTGCCTCTAACATTTACATACTTAACTTCTGGCAAGTGAGCTGGTGGATCTATTCCTTCTTCCATAGGCCTCCTAATGGCGTTTAAATGCGTATAATGTTTTGTGTGACGACAAGGGCAATGACAACCGCAAGTGCATCCTAGCCTATACTGTGCACGTTTACAAGAACACTCTAGGGCATGCTCGCCACAAACTTCACATTCACCTGACATATATCACCTCCAATAAACAATCTCCACAGACCATGAATATAGAATATAATACATTTAATATATTCTTCTTCTTCATACATTGTGGATTTGTTCAAAAGACAAAGTTTTAGGAGAGAGAAAGTGTGTTCATAACTTGTTCATCATTTGTTCAAAAAGGTTCATATTGTGAACAAAAGTAAGATATAGACAAATAGAAAAACAAATAATGAACAAAATATAGAAATGACGGACGGGGGTTGGATTTGCACCACCTATTCCAGACTCTTTGGACGAATCTGTGCCTTACTAGTTAGCTTCCCGCCCATGTAGTAATACGGCCCGGACTCATTTGGTCTAGGATAGTCCAGGCAAAACCTAGTATTTAGTTCAGGAGATCAACCCCTATATCAACCCTTTGTGCAAGTGACCAGCAGACCCTTATTTTATTTCGGGGGACAACGAAAAAAGGCACGTGTAAGACTTGCACTTACTACCTCAGCGGATGATGAACCCTATCGCGCTCTACTAACTGAGCTAACGTGCCAAAAAAGCTACTGATTTATTTGGTATAGCCCAGTAGCCAAGCCACTTATCTTTTTGGTTCGTGCTTAGTCAGAGTCATACCCAAGCGCCTATCTTCTAGATTTTGCATATCCTCTCGCGTCCTTTGAGGTTCTCTCGGAAACGCCATAGAATATTGCTCATCCATGCTAATAGGACCCTTTTGGATTTCTATACCACCGGGTCTATCTTTTGAATCTGACGATGAAGATGACCTAGCCATTAAGAATATCTCCCATGATAAGCCTGACTCTCCACAGTAGAAGCCTCAGCCCCTTGAAGTTTGTCTTGACGCTCGATGTAATCAAGTGTCTTGCTAAAACCTTCTTGAGAAAAGTCTTTGCTTGGTTTTTGATAATCCTTAATTCTTGGTGACATATCGCCTTGATTTAGACCGGCCATAGCCATGTCGCCACTAGGCATACCACCATTTCTTGAACCCGCAGTCCCTTTTTCACCAGGACTTTTGTAACCACCCTGACCTTTTTCAGAACGGCCGCCATAATTTTTAGCCATAATATTGTTCTCCTTTATTTATGCCTCTTTAATTTCACTCTCATGCAACCTTTTCATTTCCCGCAACAACTTCTTTTTCGGGATTTGCAGCAGGACTTAAAGCGTTAAGTATTTCGACCTGTTGCATTAAATGGTCTAAATCCATACCTTTTAATTCTTTAAGTGCTTTGACAACATTCAACAAGCTCGCCGTATCCTCTTGATGAGCACGACGTAATTTGTCTTGAGCGATAGCCGAATCCGTCTGGATTTTAGCCACACGCTCTTTAGCTAGCCCCTCTTGACTATGGGCGTAAGCTACCTTGGTCATATTGTCAATTTGCATTTGCTGCATTTGTAGCTCTTCCATTTTCTGTTGCTGCTCTTGTTGCGCTTTCTGTCTCGCCATTATCTTCTCTGTAATTCGACCTTTGTTTTGCAGTGTCATACACTCCAAGACCTCATCCGGTGGAACAAGATCAGGATATAATTGTTGCAAATGAAGTACTTGAGCTAATTCTAATTGTTGCTGACTCTCTGTAAGAGCGGCCTGAACCACCTTACAGCCATATTTAAAGAAAATTTTACTATCAAATTCGGCAGTAGGCTCCTCACCAATAACTTGTCGAACCTTTCCATAAGTCCAGTTTTTTTGGATATATTCGATCTCAATCTCAGCGCACAGTTTTTGGGACTGATCCGCTTGGTCAAAGAGTCTTTGAAGATTCCTAGCCGTTGCAGCCTGACGCATCATGCTTATGATACCGGCCTTATCATCGACATCCATGCCCATGGCACTAGGGTCAATACCAGCAATGTTAAAGAAGATACCCTTGAGCATCTCTTCCATTTGTAGCATTACTGGCGAAGGGGGTACAATTGGCATAGCTTGAACGTCATCCATTTGGAAATCTGGATCTATAGAGAGAACGCGACCATGACCTGCATTTAGTGCGTCATCGGGAGTGACTAGAGCCCCCTTCTTAACTTTAAGACCTTGCTGTTGAGCATCAAGTATTTCAAGATTAGAAACCTTGAGGCGATTCAAAAGATATTGGCAATCGCGAAGCATGGTCATGGGGCTGTTAAACTTGTACGCGTAGTACGGGGTATCTGCGGTAAAGAAAGCTAATAGAGGCACCACAGGGTATCTATCCATGCCGTACGGGTTAGGTTCATCTACAATTACTCTATCATTTAGAATTATGCTTCGTCTAACGGTTGGCACTTGTTTTTTAATTGTGGCTAACTTTCCTTGGAAAGCCTGCATAATCTCTTTTAACTGTTCCTTTGTTCCCGTAAACTCTTGGCACTCTTCAGTTTTCTTATCAACAAGGAAGGTTGCCTCTCGGCTTGTAAGGTACCAATATTCGTCAAAGGCTATAAGGTTCGGAAATTGGATTTGGTAGACTTCGGGCATATAATAAAATTTATCATCTCTGTAAGTCCCTTTAGGTAAAGACAATATCTCATCGCCGAATTGAGGATACATAAGAGCTGCCTCTTGCGCATCAAAGAAGGTACGAACCCACCAGAAACGGGCATCACTCATGTCGGATTTGCGGAAATAGGGATCGAAGAGGCAGGATTTCATATCAACATAACGCCATCTCGGATCAGGGCTAACAGGGTCTTTTGTGCTGTCGCCATACATATACATGAATCCGAGACCTTGAATAACAGCGCCTAATTGAAAGGCATCGCTAAAGGTTTCATGGAAACCCTGCTTGTGATTATGAAATAGACATTTAGTCAATTGATCGGCCGTCTTTTGCATACCGTTATGAATAGGTATTACAGCTTCACTCTTTCGCGTTTGCCTTTGCTGTCCGCTTATGGCTTCCGATATGGGATTCATGATGTTGAAGTTCCATATCTTACGTCGATATGTAGCAACACCGGGAAAAATTAATCCCCAAACTTCCTGATCATTGATTGTAAATCTTTGATTTAAATCGGCTTGGTACCACTGAGTTTGCAATATGTTAATGCTATCGGAGTAGTTCTTTTCCATGCCTTGGCGAAGAGATACATTTAGAGAGTCT